AAAACATGGTAAGCATAAGATTATTGCTGGAGATTACTCCAATTATGATAAAAGACTACCATTTGATGTTATTATGCAATTGCTCGATATTATTCAAGAATTTTATGACGATGAACATTACATGATTCGTAAATCCATATTCATCGCTACATTTAATGCTATTCATTTATGTGGTAAATCTTTGTATAGATGTTTTCGTGGTAATCCTTCAGGTACTCCATTGACTACAATAATAAATTGTTGTGCTAATGCTATATTGTTTAGGTATGCATATATGTATTTATCTGTTCGTCAAAATCCACCTGTTGATCCATTCACGTTCCGTAGATTTGTCGAATTTGCTTCTTTTGGTGATGATAATATATCTGGAGTGTCTGATAGAGTGCCGTGGTTTAATGCTATTGCGTACTCTGAAGTAATGAAAGAATATGGTATCGCATACACATCTTCCGCTAAAGAAAATGTCGTTGTAGAATATGAGCATATTGATGATGTTTCATATCTTAAACGTTCTTTTGTCTTTAGAGATTCGTGGATGTTTGCACCTTTAGATAAGAATTCTATACAAGAAACGATGCAATGGTGCCGTATGTCTAATACACATATTGATGAGATAATGCAAGCCACATTTAACTCTTTCTGTCAAGAAATGGTTCATTATGGTGAAGAAGAATTCAATGATTATGTTGATCATGTAATGAGTGTTGCATGTAGATTGCCTGAACCAGTTGTTCTGATGAGATCTGAGTATCATACTCTTCTGAAGAACATGATTTCGCAATCTTTCTAATGGTAATATCCAGTGACAAAATAAAGTGTTGATTATTTGTCACTGTTTACTGAGTGGAGACTCACTACTCTCAACACATGTAGCTTTTTGCTTAAGGTTGCATTCGCTACATTATCAAAAGCCTTACTGAAAATACAAATTCAGAAAAATCTGCGGCTCCTGCAGTAGCCCCAAATACTGTAGAAACCCTTTCAGGAGATCAGACTGAGCAGTCTGTGCGTTTCGCTGATGTTGCACCTATTGTCATTGAAGACAATGATGCTGAAACAGTTCGTACACACAACATCTCTTTTATGACTCCAACTCTGACCGATTACGTTTCCCGAGTATACCCTATTGCAAATTTTACATGGGACGGTACTCAACAAATTGGTGCTCAATTAGCTTTAATTGATCTACCAGACGTATTTTTCGATTTCAGAGCAATTCGAG